AGTTCGAGCGATCGAACGACGGCGGCACGACGTGGTATCCCCTCGCGTACAAGGCGGCGCAGTCGTCGAGCGTCGCGGCAATCTCGACCGACGTGGGGCAGATGACGGCGACGCTGACCGTCACGCTCCCGCCCCTCTCCGTCCTCGGCTGCGCCCTCTTCCGCGTCTCCGCGAAGGCGACGGGCGGCGCTCCGACGGGCACGCTCGGCATCCTTTGCTCCGGCGGACTGACCCCGGTGGCGGTGTAACTCATGGGCAACCTAATTCCCAACAGCGTCTTCGGAGACAACTCCGGGTCCGGTGGCGGCGGAGGGTCGGTGGACTCCGTCACGGCGGGCGACACGTCAATCACGGTCGGCGGGACCGCAGCCGATCCGACCGTCATCGTCGCGACGGCGGGCGTCACGCTCGCGAAGATGGCGGACCTCGCGCAAGACCAGTTCATCGTCCGCACGACCGCCTCGACGGGCGTTCCGCAGACGGCGACTTGCACGGCGGCGGCGCGTACGGTCCTCGACGACACGACGACGGACGCGATGCTGACGACCCTCGGCGGCGCGGCGTACACGGGTACGGGCGGCGTAGCCCGCGCCACGTCCCCCACGTTCGTCACGCCTGCACTCGGCACCCCCGCGTCCGGTACCCTGACGAACTGCACCGGGCTCCCGATCGCGGGAACGACGGGCTACGGGACGGGCGTCGCAACGGCGCTCGCTGTCAACGTCGGGTCGGCGGGCGCGTTCGTGACGTTCAACGGCGCGGGCGGAACCCCGTCCTCGCTGACGCTCACGAACGCGACGGGCTACACCGACTCGATCACGCTGGCCGAGAACAAGGCGATCATCCTCGACGCCACGCTCTCGGCGGACGGGAAGTACACGGGCACCGTCATCGCGGGCACGGCGGGGGCGACGCTCGCCTTCGGTGACGTGGTGTACCTCGCGGCGGCGGACTCTCGCTGGGAACTCGCGGACGCCTCGGCGGCTTCGACCTCCGGCTCTGTTCTCGTCGGGTTCTGCGTCCTCGCGGCAGCGGCGGACGGCGATCCGACGACGATCCTCCTCGACGGGACGATCCGGGCGGACGCGGCATTCCCCGCGCTCACCGTGTCGGCTCCGGTCTACATCAGCGAGACGGCGGGCGACGTGACGAACACCGCGCCCACGACGACGGACAGCGTGACGCGCGTCCTCGGCTTCGGGCTGGACGGGAACTCCGTCCGCGTCTGCATCTCGCCGGACTTCATCACGCACACCTAGCCGGGAGCCTGACCATGCCCGCACCCACTTGGTCCGCAACACTTCTCGCCGCCGTCAAGGACGGGGGGAACGTCGTCGCGACGGTCCGTTTCGACGGGCCGGGCGGCGCGACGCTCACCGAGACGACGCGCGGCGACGACCTCGACGACGTGGCGCTCGCGAAGTGGGCGAAGGCGCGGTGCGTCGCCCTCACGAAGCGGGACGCGGCGCACGCGAAGCTTTCGCCCGGTCCGATCACCCTCCCGGCGGACGTGTAACCGATGGCGATTGCCTACGTCACCGGAGTCACGGCAAACCTGGGAGTCAACGGGGGTACGACCTCGTCGGTGGACTCGACGGGCGGAAATCTCATCGTCGTCGCCGTCGCGAGCTACGAGCCCTCCACCGCGCCGACCGTGTCGGACAGCAAAGGCAACACCTACAATGCCCTGACGGCGCAGATCGTCTCGGGCTCGCATCGCATCCAACTGTTCTACGCCGAGGGCGCGACGGTCGGAAGCGGGCACACGTTCACCGTCACAGGCTCGACCTCTTACGCCTCGATCAGCGTCAACGTGTTCAGCGGGGCGAAGGCGTCCTCGGCGTTCGATCAGCAGAACGGCGCGGGAAGCGGCGGAAGCCCGCTTTCGACGGGCAGCGTCACTCCGACGGAGGACAATGAGGTTGTCGTCGCCGGGATCAGCATGGACTCCGCCCCGTCCGCGCTCTCCATCAACGGCGGCTTCTCGACGCCTGCCGTCGTCTACTTCGCGGGCGGCAGCGCCCACGGCGTGGGCTCGGCGTACCTCATCCAGACGACGGCAACGGCGGCGAACCCGGCGTGGTCGTGGACGGGTGGCAGCAACGAGACAGCGGCAATCGCGACGTTCAAGGCGGCAGCGGCGGGCGGGTCGCTCGTCAAGACGGTCGGCGGGCTCGCCTTCGCCTCCGTCAAGACCGTCCAGGGTGTCGCCATCGCATCGGTGAAGACCATCAACGGAGTGACCTCAGCATGAAGCGCATGATCCTCGCCCTCGCCCTCCTCGCCGGGCTCGTTCATTCCGCCCTCGCAGCGGACGTGAGTTACCACGGCATCCCCGTCGCCTGCAACGACTCGACGCAGGAAGTCACGCTCGCGCCGCCGGGCTGGCATCCCCCGATGCAGCTTCCGGCGCCCCGGATGTGCGACACGGACACCTACAACGCCGTGAAGTGGCTGTTCCAGAACGAGAGCCCGGTGCCGGAGATCTGGCTGACGGACACGGACACGCCCGACGGCGTCTTCGACTCGTGGAGCTACTACTAGGCTCGGCGATGAAGAAATCCGATTTTCCGCGCCGGGGTCCGGGCGGTTTTGTCGTGTCGGTCTTGCATGAGGACCACAACAACAAGCCGTCCCGAACCATCGCATCCCGAAGCCATGCCGAAGGGCTGGCCTCCCGAGGCGGGCGTGATCGGTGACCATCTTCGGCGGCACGTCAGCGTGTACGTCCTCGCGGGGCTCGCCTTGACGGCGGCGCTCGGCGCGGCGACACTCTGGCACGTTCTGGCGCTGCGGCAGGAACGCGGCGCGGCGGAGCGTGAGAACGCCCAACAGGAGACACGCTGATGCCGACCGGACGGATCAAGGTCACGGCGACGCCGCAGGGCAAGCGCCTTGACCTCATCATCAACAACCCGTCGCCCCCGCCGGAGACAACCTCCGTCTGGAACTGCGACCCGATCCCGGCATGGATCTGGGAACTCGCGCAGGGCAACGCGGGCGTGACGGCAACCGTCGGCGTGGACGGCGAGGGGAACCCCGTGACCTTCGTGGTGGGCGGCTAACGTGCCGCTCCTCGCGGAGGTCGATACGGAGATCACGCTGTCCGTCGCCACCGTCATTGGATGGGCGCTCGGAGTGATCGGAGCCCTCGCGCTCGCCGTGGTCTACAAAGAGAAACAGGTGTCCCGCGCCCTCTCCGTAGCGGACCGCGCCACGCGCATCGCAGAGCGTCTCCAGCGAGACGAGGGTGACGACGGCGACGACGGTGACCTATGAAGAAGGAGACGATCATGGCGCGAGTGTTCAAGGCGATCCGCGATATGCTCTCGCGAGACAAGCAGATCAAGGCGGCGGAAGACCGCGTCACCGTGGCGGAGTCGAAGCCACGGCGGCACAAGAAGCGCCGCGCCGCCCACCACGAACCCGTAGGAGTCCACTCGTGAAGAACGCACTTCGCAGCAAGACGATCTGGGGCGTCCTCATCGCCGCCGCCGGGACGCTCGGGCTCCCGGGGCTCGCCGCGCCTGCGGAGGACGCCTCGACGGTGGACACGGTCGTCCACGTCATCGGGCTCCTCTTGGCGATCTACGGGCGGTTCAAGGCGGGGGGCATCTCGCTCCTCCCCGCGAAGGATGTCCCCGCCGCGCCGTAGGCTTCGGGCATGGGTCCGCCGCTCTGCGCCGACTGCGATCAGCCGTACCCCTGCCCGTGCGAGGGACCGCGCCCGCTCGTCGTCGTGACGCGCCCCGTGTCCACAGAGATCAAGGAGTGACCATGGCCGACACCAAGTTAGCGTGGCTTGCGGAGGAAGTCGTGAACGGCTCCGCGAAAGCGATCTACCTCGTCCGGGGCACGCCCGGCGTCCCCGCCCATCTGACCTACAGCCCGCACGAGGCGACGCACTTCGCGACGCGGCAGGAGGCGCTCGACGCCGCCACGGACGCCTACGTTCGGGGGTTCGTCTCGCCCAGCCTTGAGCCGATCGAACACGGGTTCGGCTAGGCACTAGACTCGACGCCGCCGACCCGCTAATCTGTCAGCCTCCTCTCCTCCAGCGGCCCGGCTCGCCGCGCCCGCCTATCCCCCGGGCACCCCTCCACCGCGACCCGCCCCGACCGGGGGGCGGGGAGATGGAGTCCCCGTGCGAGTCCTCACCGACCACATCGTCAACCCGGCGAACGACCGCCTCAAGATCGAAGTCCTCGACGAGCCCGGTCACGGCGGAGCTTGCCACGCCTACGTCATCTCTGGCTTCGACACAAAGACCAACCCTTCGAGCGGCCTCGTCTTGCGCGACGCAACGAGGCTCGTCTTCCAGAACGGACCGATCGCGGAGGTCGGCGTCAACGGCGTGACGCACGAAGCCCTCCTCGCGATCCTCGCGGACCGCCTGCGCGGCTTCCAGTCCGGGCGCTACGCCTGCGCGGAGAACGCCGAAGCTCTCAAGCACATCGAGGCGGCGCAGTCCGTCCTCCTGAACCGCACGCGGGCGCGGATGGCTCGCGGAGTCGAAGGAACCCACAAGGAGTAGCCATGCGAACCCTCGCCCTCGCCGCCGTCCTCGCCCTCTCCGCCTGCGCCGCGCCGAACGCCGACCAGGGGCAGGGGCAGGGCTCCTCGTCCACGCCGACCTTCGTCTTCGCCCCCGTGCTGAACTTCGGGGCGGTGACGGGCGGGAGCAAGGGCGCGGACTCGACCTCGACGACGGCTCCGACGAGCGCCCCGGCGGCGACCTCCGCAGACGTGTCGAAGCAGGAGGCGAGGCAGGACGGGAAGATCGACGCGCAGGTTCCGGCGGGCGGCGGGCTCTCGCTCACGAAGCCGGAGGCGCCGAAGGTCGAGGCTCCGAAGCCCGAGCCGAAGCCGGGGGAGTAGCGTGCGAGTTCTCTTGAGAGCCGACCGCCTCCGCCGCTGGGAGACGCCGACCGCCGCCGACCCGGACCCGGAGCCCGTGGACGCGCCTCTCGTCGTCCCGGCGATACTGCAAGCCGACCTGACGGCGCAGGAGATCGCGGAGCTTCGGCGCGTGGGACACGTCCCCGTGACGGTCGTGGTGACATTGCAGAGCGTCGTCGGCGCGGGCTAGTCGTCCTTCGACGCAACATCTGTTCTGTCCGCGAGTCCAGCGAAGCGCGGTCCCAATCCGGTGCGCGTATCATCCAGATATGGGCTGGATGTTACCGTTCGCCTCTCGGCGGGAGTCCCAGAGAACCGGGATACGGGCGGTTCGCTCTCTGCGAGCCGCGCGGCTTCCATACCGAAGAACGGCTCTCCGATCGCCTCTGCCGCGAAGCGCACCGCGTCATCGTGGGCGTGGCTATCGGCGGGTTCATACTGCCCACGGCACCACGCGGAGTACGCGCGGATCACGCCTCGCAGGACAGCGAGCGTCGTCACGTCCTCGGGGTCGAGGATGCGGTGCGTCGGCGGTTGCGTCGGCTTCGGCTGCCCGCGAAGCTTCGGGATGCTCGTCACTCGGTGCGTCCTCCCGCACAGGGCGCATGGGCGTCCTCGGAACGTGTGACCGCTCACCGCCGCCTCCGCTGCGCCGCCCTGCGCTTCCGGCGGAGACGGGCGCGAAGCTTCGCAGCCTCGGCGGTCGGACCGAGGCGCACCATCGGCTTGCCGCCAACGGAGATGCGATAGCGCACGCCGCTGAGCTTGAACCGGAGCTTCCCCAGGTCCGCCCCCGGGCGCGGGCGAGCCCAGGGCTTCGGCGCGGCAATCGCGAGGTCGAACGCCTCCCATGCGTCGTAGAAGCGGTACTTCGCAGCCTCGGCGGCGTCCTCGTCGTTGGCGGGCACTTCCCGGGACGCCGCGATGGTGGCACACAGCGCCCGATCTGCCCTCGCGACGTTCGCTCGCCAAGCCGTTTTCTGGTCTTCCCTGCTAGACAACGGACACCCACCTTTCGCGTTTCACGAGCAAATACACCGTCGAGCGAGACACTCCGAACGCACTCGCTATTGACGATTGAGCAACGCCCTCGGACGCAAGCTGGCGAATGCGAATGACGTTGTCGGTTGTCAGCTTGGACAACGGGTGCCGCTCCCCGGCCATGCTTCTGCCCTTTGACTTCATGTCGGCCATGTTGTCCGCGTTCGTTCCGATGAACAGATGCGCGGGGTTGACACACGGCGGGTTGTCGCAACGGTGGCAGACGAACATGTCGTCCGGGATCTGAACTCCCGAAAGCATCAATGCCACTCGGTGAGCCGGAAGCTTTCGAACCGGGCGTCCATGGCTAACTTTCCCGTATCCGTAGCGGTGCCGACATGCCGTCCATATCCAGCACGAGTCGGGTCCGGCGGATTTGTCCACCTTTCTCCAAAACCGCTCGGCGGCTCTCTCCAGAGGCTCGGGCGCATATCTGCACCGATTGGAACAGAACCTCATCGCGGCCAATTCTGACCGGCTTCTGCGATGTGTCTTCACTATGGGTACCAAGCACGTCTCGCAAATCTTCTGGTTCATCGTAAACCTCGCACCCGTTCGCCCGCCGCTCGCCGTGCGAGACTTACCAAGGACGCGCAGCTCCGAAGAGTTGGCGACACGGCGGGGAACGGTTGAGAGTTCGGGCGCGGCATCCTTGGTAGGCGCAGGTTATCCGACTACGCCCGATGCGTCAATAGCCACTCCCGGCGGGCGGACTCCCGGGCGCTCAAGCGATGCTCCCCGCGAGGTAGCTCGCCTTGCCGGACTTCACGCACGCGGCGAACGCCTCGCCCAGCGTCTCCGCTGGCTCGCCCGCGTCGTCGATGACGATCATGCCGCCGACCTCGCCGATCTCGACGGCTTCGATCTCCAGCTTGTCGCACTCATCCGAGGCGTTCTCCGCCCAGATGGAGGCAGCTTCGTGCGCGAGACGGGCGGCGATCCACCCGCTCTCGCCGTCGCCTTGGATACCCCACAGCCTCATCGGTCGTTCGTCGCTCATCTTCCCTCCAGTCGCGCCACGCGGGCGCGGAGACTCTCAGCCTTCAACCGCAGTTGCATCAGCCGCGCCATCGCATCGGCTTCGGTTTCCGGGTCGGGGTCGCCATCGCGCCGGTCCTCGCACGAGTCGCAGCACTTCGCCTTGGCGCACACCCACTTTGGGTTCCGGACGGCGCAGTACGGGCACGCCTGCGGGATGCTCACGTTGCCCCCTTGGCGTTCAAAGCGGCCCGGATCGCGGCGTGGACGAGGTCGTGCCCCTGCCCGAGCGTCTCGTCGGAGTAGTTGACGATCCACCCATCCGGTCCGTAGACGACGCGCGGGCGCTCGCAGCCGAGTTGCTCCGCGAGCCGCCCGACGAACGCCATCCGCTCGCCCAGCGGGGCGGACGGGGCGGGGATGTCGATCCACTCCGCCGCTTCACCCTTGCTGTTACGAGGGCGCGTCCAGAACACCCGATCCGTCGCCGGTCGCCACGCGGGACCGATCTCAAACTTCCACCCGAACACCCCCGCGAGCGCGGCGGCGTCGGCGTCGCGGTCAGTCATGGGAGCCTCCCTCCGCGCACCGGGGGCAGGGCTTGAGCGTCGGTCGCCCGGCGTCGTCGAGCCTCTCGTGGTCCCACTCCTCGCCGAGTCCGCTCCCGCCGCACGTCGGACAGGGCTCGTCAGAAATCGTGGGTGCTTTTTCTGACGGCGCGGACTCCGGCTTCGCGTCCCACCTCCGGCGCAGTTCGCTCATCGTGGCGTAGGGGCGACACCCGCACCAGAACGACCCGTCCGCCTCGCGCGGGTTCGGGCAGAGTGCGAGGTTCTTGTTGTGGTCGCTCACGCGCAGCGCCTCCGGCGCGGGCTCCGGCGCACCGCCGTCCGGGCAGACGCACGCGCAGTCGTTCGCGGGACCTCCGTCGCAGATCGCGCAGATGGCGGGCTCCGGCGCGAGGGTCCGCCACGCGGCGAGGGCGGCGTCCCACGCATCAACGCCCGTGCTGCCTGTCTCGCCGAGGTCGGACGCCATGACTTCCGCGAGCCGCACCGCGAGGGACGCCCGGGGGTCCGACCGTAGACGACGCGCTTCGGACTCCGCCGCCTTGGCTCGCGCCGCCATCGCTTCCGCAAGGTGCGGCACGTCGAGCCGAAGCTCTCCGCTGTCGGGCGGCGCGGGGTGTTCGGTGGAGTAGAACCACAAGTCGTCGCGATCTCCGCCGAGGGCGCGGTAAGTCTTCTCCAGCGCCTCCTCGGCGGAGTCTCGCTCCTCAAGCGTGGTGTCGGCGGCTTCGTCCGCATCGCGGCGGTCCCGCTCCGCGCGGAGCGCGGCGACCTCGGCCCACGCGGCGAGGAGCGCGGCGTGCGCCCCAGCCCGCTGCAAGTAGCCGCATCCGCAGCGCCCCTCCCGCTCGTCCATGCCGACGCAGGACTCATCGTGCCCGGCGTTACGGAAGACGGAGAGTTCGGAGCCACGCGCGATGGCCTCAGCGGCGATGACGCACACGTCGCAGCGACACGCATCCGTTCCGCAGATCATCGTGTGCTTGCGGATCGCCGCGTCGTCCATGCGGGGGCTCATGCCCCACCCCCGAGCGCGGCGAGGATCGCTGCGGCGTCGTCAAGGCAACGGGCGCGGAGGATCCCGACCCCGGACCCGACAGACGCACCCAACGCCTCGTCCCACGTCACGCCCCCGTGCCGCTCCCGCGAGGCGTCCCACAGCGCACGCGCCACCCGCTCCCGCGCGTCCGGGGGGAGCGCCGGGGACGCCGGTAGGGCGCGGAGGGCATCCATCGCCTCCCCGTAGTGCCCCTCCATGATCACCGCGCTCGTGAAGTCCGTGCCGCCCTTCGCGTAGGCGTCGTGGATGTCCTGCGTCCACACCCGCACCGCGAGATCCACGGCGTGGACGAGCCGGTTGAAGCGCACCTCGTAGCTGTCGCTCATGTCGTCGCTCCCTTCGTCCACGAACCCGGCCCCGTCTTCGTCCAGCCGCCCGCGACCATGCAGGAGTCTTCCACCTGCTGCATCCGGTCGTACATCGCGCGGTACGCCTTCGTCGCGGGGTGCGCCTCGAAGACGGCGATCTGCGCCCGCTCCTTTTTCGACAGGCGCATATGGTTGCGGACGTAGGGGTAGTGCGCCTCCCCGTGCTGCGCCTTCGTCGCGAGGATCGCTTCGTACATGATCGTCAGTTCGTCCCAGATGGCGACAAGCGGACCCCACTCGGGGAACCGCGCCGCGACCTCGGGCATCCGCCCCCGCCACTCCGGGAACCGCGCGAGCAGGCGGTAGCACCGCCCGAAGTCGGACGGGTCGTGCGGGCGACACGATCCAACGCGCCCGTGCCTGCTTCCGGTCATCGTCGCGCAGATCGCCACGCTGCTGATGCCCGTGTCGTCGCCCATGAGCCAATCGGTAGGAGTCATTGTCGCCGTCATCGCACCCTCCTCACTTCCTTCGCCTCGATCAGCCGCGCCGTCCTCACCGCGAGGTCGGTCGCCCGTCGCTCCGTCCGCCGCTTCCCGCAGGAACACAGATATTTGACCAGCGCCACGCGCCGGGTGCGGCAGGCGCGGAGGGAGCCCAGCAGCCAACGGTGGGCGTGCGGGCTCATCGCCGCTCCTCCACCCGGACGATCCGAAGCTCGATCCGGTGAAGATCCTCTCGGATCTCGGACCGCAGCGCCGCCATCGCGGCGGCGGCTTCCTCCTTCCGGCGAGCGTCCCTCTTGTCGGACGCATCGGCGGAGCAAACGGAACCGACCGCCAAACAAGTCAGCGCCAAAAGCCAGACAACCGCTCCGAACTTGAACCCATCGTCTTTGTTCTCGCTCATCGCACCCTCCTTACTTACTTTGACGAGATCACTTCCACGCACACACCCGGGCGTCCGTCTCGGTCGTACCGCTTGCTGACGCTGAGGTTCCACACCTGCGCGTCGTCCTTCCAGAACCCGATCGTCGTCATCGCGTCGAGGACCGCCTTCGCAAGGTTGTCCGCGTCTGGCTTCGACAGGAACACTTCCGGGGCATCGTCGCGCAGTTCGCCCGCCCGCTTGCCCGTCCGGTAGTGCGACTTGGGGCGGCGGAAGTAGAAGTCCAGCGTGACGTACACCGCCCCGGCGATGGGCTGCGCCGGGATGTGAGGCTTCGCCGCGACCGCGACCGCCGACTTCCACCCCTCCGCCGTCCCGGGGTCGAAGACGCGGGCGTGCCCTCCCCGGCTGAACGCGCGGGGGCGGGGCTGGCCCTTGGGGTCGCCGGGGGCGAAGAAGGAGATGGTCACGGCTGCGCCTCCAGTTCCGCGATGGAGCCCTTCGCCAAGGCGTAGGCGTACTCGAAGTCGCAATCCGCCTGCGTGACCTCCCCCCCGCCCGCGCGTGCGGAGCGGATGCGCTCGACGGTCGCCTGGACCGCTTCCGTCGCGAGCAGTTCCTTCGCCGCCTCGGCCACCGCGATCAGCTTCGGCAGGGCGTTCCGGGCGGCGGCGATCAGGGCTTGATCCTGCACGCCGACCGCCGTTGGGTAGTACGTCACGTTGGAGCAGATCGGCTGCCTCCACGGGCGATCGTGCGTCGCCATGACGTACCGGAACCCGTCGTCGGTGTCCTCGATAGCCCACGGCGCGGGCGTCGCCGCCGCGTCCAGCCTCTTGAGTTCGTCGAGCTTCATGGTCGTCTCCTTGGGGGGTGCCGGGGGAGCGCCGCTGGGGAGTCAGCAGGCAGCTTTCACGGGCGGGTCAGGCCCAACCCGGCAGAGTGTCTACTTGGTCAGCTTCGCCTCGATCGCGGCGAGGCGGCGGTTCATCTCCCGCTTCTCCTCGGCGGCGTCGAACTCCGTCAGGATCTCCGAGTCGATCCGCGGGCGAGCCTGCATCTGGACGAGGAGCTTGGCGACGGCGTCGAGCGCGTCCTGCGCCCCCGCCTTGCGCCCCTGCCCGTAGCCCTCCCAGTACGGGTCCAGACCGGGGTTCGTCGTACCGAACCACTGGACCGACGCCACGGGCTCCGGCGCGGGCTTCGCCTTCCGCACGATCTTCCTCTTGGTCTTCATCTCATCCTCCGGTTGTGCCGCCCCATCGGGCGCGGCGGGTTAGTTGAGCAGCGCCAGCAGCGGCAGGAGCCACGCGAACGGAATTCCACCGTCGCCCCAGCCGTCATCCGCCGGAGGCTTCCCAGCGGGAGCCCGGTTCGGCGGCGGGGCGGACGGGCGCGGTGCCGCCGGCGCGATGGCGCGGATCTCGTCCGCGATCACGTCCGTCGCCGCCCACTCGCCCCCCGTCTTCGACTCGCGCCACTTCGTCTCGACGCGACCCCGAACGCAGACGATCTCGCCTTCGCGCAGGGCTCGCGCCGCGTCCGCGTTCCGCGAGAACACGACGACCTCGACGCGCGTCTCCTCGGCGTTGCCCTTGAACTCGCGGACGCCTGCGATCACGACCTTCACGACGGACCCACGCTCTTTTACGGAGACGACGGGACCGACGACGACAACGGAGTTGAGCATTAGGCGTTGTCCTTCCGGTCCTGCTCGATGGACGAGACGCCGGGCGCGGCGGAAGCGGGCTCAGCGTCCGTGATCGTGAAGTCGTCGATGCTGATGATCGGCGGGATGCCCCGCTCGTCGTCGTCCTCGTCGCGACCGAGCGCCGTCATCGCCTCCGTGGAGAGCGGGAGGAGCTTCGAAAGCTGCCGCACCGCCGACTTCTGCCACATGGACGCGGGATGCGATGCCCACGGCGAGGACGCCGAACGCGCGGACGCGGACGACGCCTTGATCCGGGCGATGTCCCCAGCCGTCAGAACCACGAACACCGTGTCGCCCCCCTTGATCTTCGCGATGGCGTAGGCCGCGCGAAGCTCGCCCCGGTCGCCGTCGCACGGGACGTGTTCCAGCTTCGGGTTCAGCCCGTAGGCGTAGGAGAAGGCGTCGTTCGCGTACACCACCTTCGCGTCGATGCTGGCGATCTGCCCGCTCCGGTACGCGAGGTTGATGTAGCCTTTGTAGCCCACGATGAACGTGCATTCGTCCTTGAACGGGACGAGGTACGCCTGACCCGTCGCGCCGGACGGGTCGAGCCCAAGCTGCGCCGCCTGCACCATCGCCCCGAGGAGCGACTGGCGGTTCGTCTTGAGGAGCGCCGGGTTCTTGCGGAGCGCGGTGACGCACCAACGCACGAACGTCTCCGGCTTGATGCCGACGCCCGGGAGCGCCGCCCCGAGTTGCGCCTGCACCTTCTTGTCGTTGAGAGCGGCGAGGACGTTCTTCTCCGCCTGCTCCCGCGTCACGATCTCGCCCATTTCACTTCTCCTTGCTCTTGTACGCCCGGAGGACGCGCGACTCGCCCGCCTCCACGGTGTACGCCTTCCGCTTCTGCACCTTCCACGTCCAACCGCTTCCGTCCGCGAGAACGCCAGCGGCGGCGTCTCCCATCGCGGCGCGGACACGGTTCTTGATCTCGTCGATCTTCGCCTCGGCGGCGGACTTGATCGCCTCCGCCTCGTTCAACTCGTCCCGCAGCGCCAGGAACTCCCCCGGCAGCGCGATCGTCTTGCCCGCGTCCTCCCGAGGATAGATGCGCCCAAGGACAGCCGCGTCCTCGCTCTCCGGCGGCGGCGGAACCTGCGGGACGACGTAGGTGTTCCACCACGCGATGAGGCGCGGGCGCACTTCCGTTGCCCACTTCGGGTCACGCTCGATCCGCTGCCAGCGCAGTTCGTTGCCCGTGTCGCAGGCGACGTAGCAGGCGGGCAAGTTACAGACTTCCATCCCGTGCTGCGCCTGCGCGACCACGTCCGGCGGGACGCCTTCCTCCCACTCGCTGGCGTCGCGGAGGCGGGACTTGAACTCGCAGAGGACGAGCGTGCCGTCCTCCTCCGTAGCGAAGGCGTCGGGCGAGTAGAGCAGGCACGGATCGTCCGCCGTCACGATGGCGTCATGCTCGCGGTCCACGCTGCGAAGCCCCGCCTCCTCGCGGAGACGGGCGGCGATGAAGCCCTCCATGAACGTCCCGCGCTTGAGCGTGTACGACTCCGTCTCCTCCTCCGGCGGCAGAACCTTGCTCGTCCAGACGGAGAGCGGAGTCTTGCCGTAGCGGGCGAAGCCGAGGATGACCGGAACGTCGCTGCCGCCAAGGCCGGAGCGGCGTGCCTCAAGCCATGCGGCGCGGTCGGCGTAGTGGGTGAGGTTCATGATCCACCTTCGATTGCGGCGGCGATGCGGTACGCGACTTCGCGGGCGGAATGCGGCTCCGCGTCGTCATCTCCAACCGTCTGCGCCAACGCGGCGCAGCGGGAGCGTTCCCGGCGCGTCGCAATCCGGATCGTATCCTCGACCATGCCGAGAACGTGAATGTCGATGGCGTGCCCGGCGACGCACCGATGGTGACCCTTGACGCACGGCGCTACCGCACGCGCGATCTCAAAGATGTCCTCTGGCTTCACAGCCGATCCTCCCGCGCCTCGACGAGCGCCTCCACGATCTTCCGCATCTCTTCCTTCGTGAACATCGACTCCGGCACGTCCATCGTCGCGCCGCCGGGTCCGACAAGCGCGATCTCCAAGCCGTCGATCTCCGTCGAGCCCTCGCGCAGCCCGGAGAAGACCATGCCCTCGACCGCGAGCGTGAGGCGGAGTTCCAGCGTCGTCTTGATCGTCACGACTCCCCCTCCGCGCGGTCGGCACCATCGTCGCCCATCCACGCCTCGTAGTAGCGCACCATGCTCTTGCTCACTTCTCCGTCTCCTTCTCGCCGCTCCGGCGCAGGTTCGCATCCAACCATCGCCGCCCGCCCTCGCGGACGCGCTTCGCCAGTTCGTAGCACGCCGAGCAGAGGCACGCCGCGCGGATGCGCTTCGCCACCGTCTCGACGCCTTCGGTCCGACCGAAGTTCATCCAGCGGACTTCGGGGCAGGAACTGTCGAGTCTCATCTCTCCTCCTCGTCGGCGCGGGGATCGCACCGATGGGCACATCCTACCGACCGCCGGGGACACGTCTACAATCTTTTTCGTTTTTCTTTCGCGTTCGCCGTCGCGCACGGGTTAGGATGCCCGCGTCGCAACGGTGCGACAGGAGGCCCGAGATGAACAGGAACACTTGCAACGGTGGCGGACGATGACCGCCGTCATGGACGCAGCCGAGGCGCTACGCATCGTGGCGGCGGCGCAGCGGAGCGGGATGGGTCCGGGGGCGGTTTGCGACGCTCTCGGCATCACGTCCAAGACGCTGGAGACGTGGAAGAAGCGCCCGGAGACGGTGCCACAGATCCGCATTCGCAGGCGGCTTGCGGCGCTGCGGGAGTCGATCAAGGCGGCGCGGAAGGCGGGTGCGAAATGACCCTCACCACCGCCATCCTCTTGATCGGCGTCGCCGCCCTCGTGACGCTGACGCTGTGCCTCGTCTACGAACTGCGGTCGGCGCTGCGCCGCATGACGGAGGCGGAGAGCGAGCGCGACCGACTCGCCGCCGCCCGCGAGACGGACGCTCTCTCCGTCGAGGCGTTCCGGCGGGAGCGCGACGAGGCGCTGAAGGCGAAGTCCTCGCAATGGGAGGCGTGGCAGGCGGAGGCGACGAACCTCCGCGCGGACGTGGCGGCGCTGGAGAGGCTCAACGAGCAGATGAAGGAGTCGTGCCGCGCGTTGACCGAGTTGAACATCGCGTCGCGCAGGGAACTCGACCTCGCCGGAGACGAGCGCACGCTGTTGGAGGCGCGGCTGTCCCTCACGGAAAAGGTCGTCGCCGCCGCCGAGGCGCTCGCGTCGGGTCCGAACTCGCCGGGGGAGTGGGCGGCGCTCCGCGAGGCGATCCGGGCGCGGAGGGAGGCGTCGTGAAGGTCTACGTCGTCATCTCCGGCGAGCGGTCCTGCGGCGGAAGCGTCTGCGGCGTCTTCCTCGACGGCGCGACGGCGGAAGCGTGGGCGCTCGCCAACGTGAAGCCCGTGTTTGAGTCGTGGAAGCCGGACGGCTTTCGCGTCTGGCGGGATCGGTGCGACTACCTGCGCGTCGAGGAGTGGGAGGCGCAGCCATGAGCCCCGGCGACGGCATCGTCTCGTGCGACCGATGCGGCGGCGAGATCCTCGACGTGAGCGCGGACCTGGGCGTCTGCGAGTCGTGTTCCAAGCGGTTCCCGGTGGGGACGGAGGAGAAAGCGTGAGCGAGTACGAGGCGTTTCTGGCGTCGAAAGAGATCCGCGTCGCCCCGCAGGGGATCGCCGTGGATGACGACGACATTCACCCGTCCCTGTTCCCGTTCCAGCGGGCGCTCGTGGCGTGGGCGGCGATGCGCGGACGCGCGGCGCTGTTCTGCGGTACCGGGCTCGGGAAGACGCGAATGCAGATCGAGTGGGCGCGGCTCGTGTCGAAGGGCAAGGCGATCATCCTCGCCCCCCTCGCCGTGGGCGCTCAGACGATCCGCGAGGCGGCGACGATCGGAGTCCGCGTCCACGACCTGCGCGACAACTGGACGCCCCGCGAAGGGCTGAACGTCGTGAACTACGACTCGCTGCACAAGATCGACCCCGCCGCGTTCGACGCCGTGGTCCTCGACGAGTCGAGCATCCTCAAGAACTTTGACGGCGCGACGCGCGAGGCGCTGATCGAAGCGTTCCGCGACACGCCGTACCGTCTCGCTTGCACCGCGACGCCCGCGCCGAATGACACGAGCGAGATCGGCAATCACGCGGAGTTCCTCGGGATCATGCGACGGATCGAGATGCTCGCGACGTGGTTCGTCCACGATGAGCAGTCGTGGCGGCTCAAGGGGCACGCGGCGGAGAGCTTCTACAAGTGGATCGCGTCGTGGGCAATGTTCGTCCAGTTCCCGTCCGACCTCGGATTTGAGGACGACGGGTACATCCTGCCGCCGCTGGACATCGCCCCCGTCATCGTGCCCGTTCCCGTCGCGTCGCCCGGCTCGCTGTTCTTTACGGGGATGGGCGGGGTGAAGGACCGAAGCGATATCCGCAAGTCCACGGCGGAGGCTCGCATCGCGGCCACCGTCGAGATGGTCAACGCCGATGACGAACCGTGGATCGTCTGGTGCGGGCTGAACCTCGAAAGCGAACGCGCGGCGGAGGGCATTCGGGGCGCGGTGGAAGTGACCGGAGCCATGAGCGACGAGGAGAAGGAAGCGGCGATCCTTGGCTTCCTGCGCGGGGACTACCGGGTCCTAGTGTCGAAGGTGTCGATTGCTGGATTCGGGTTGAACCTGCAAAGGTGCGCCTCGATGGCGTTCCTCGGGCTCTCCGACTCATACGAGGGCTACTACCAAGCGATCCGGCGCTGCTACCGCTTCGGGCAGACGCGGAGCGTGCGCGTCCGCATCGTCATCGCGGACGTGGAACAGGAGATCGTCCAGAACGTGAAGCGCAAGGAGATCGAGGCGTCCGAACTTGCCTCGAGGATCGTCGCGTCCGTCCGCGACTACGAACGGGAGAGCCTCAAGATGAGCGAGCGCGAGCGCGACAACTACCGCGAGGAGTCCGTGTCCGGCGACAGCTGGACGCTTCACAACGGGGACTGCGTCGAGACGATGAAGCGGAAGATCGCCACGGACAGCGTGGACCTGTCCGTGTTCTCCCCGCCGTTCTCGTCGCTGTTCACCTACTCCAACTCGCCGCGCGACATCGGGAACTGCAAGAACGACGATGAGTTCTGGACGCACTTCCGGTTCGCGATCCCGGAACTCCTCCGCGTCACGAAGCCGGGGCGGCTCGCAGCGGTCCACATCGCGAACGTTCCCGCGATGCTCTCCCGCGACGGCTACATCGGCGTGAAGGATATTCGCGGCGACCTCGTCCGCGAGTTCATCGCGGCGGGGTGGATCTTCCACGGGGAAGTGACGATCGACAAGTGCCCGCAGGCGCAGGCCATCCGTACCAAGTCGAAGTCGCTCCTCTTCGTCCAGAAGGAACGGGACTCCTCGTGGCTGCGCCCCGCGCTCGCGGACTACATCTGCGTCTTCCGCAAGCCGGGCGAGAACGCCGTCCCGATCCAGAACGACGACGTGACGCGCGAGGACTGGATCGAGTGGGCTCGTCCGATCTGGTACGGGATCAAGGAAGCCGACACGCTGCAAGTGCGGGAGGCGCGGGAGGACAAGGACGAGCGCCACCTGTGCCCGCTCCAGTTGGGCACGATCGAGCGGTGCATCCGGCTCTGGTCGAACAAGGGGGAGACGGTGTTCACGCCGTTCCTCGGCATCGGCTCCGAGGCGTATCAGGCGGTCCGTTTCGGGCGGAAGGCGCTCGGCGTCGAACTGAAGGCCTCGTACTTCCGGTGCGCCGTCGCGAACGTGCGGAAGGCGGAAGCGGCGCGGAAGGAGGAGGGGCTGTTCGGGATGGTGAACGCCGATGCGTAGCGCCCTCCGCCGCCTGCGGTGCCTTCTCGGCTTCCACCGCCCGATCGGCTGGTACGTCTTCGTCCGCCCGTCGCACCCGCGCTACGAGTGGCGGATTGAATGTCTCCGCTGTCTCAAGAGGCTGGCATGACGCCTTGCCGATGGGGTCACACCCGCTTCCGCCGCCGCCGGAACGCCCGGGGCTACCTCTGCCGCGTGTGCCTGGACTGCGACCGCGACAACAAGCGGGCGAAGCGCCAGGCGCGGGCGGTGCGTCCGTGACCGGGGCGGGCGCACCTTGGGGCTTGCAGTCTCGTGCAGTCTCGTGCAGTCCGTACCGCCGCCGTACCGTCAGAAAACCGTCGCCGTACCGCACTTCGCGGAAGGGTGGCGGAAACCTAGGAGAAATGCGAGGGAACATGAGCAACGAACGTGGCCGCTACACGATGGACTCCGTGACGATCGACGACGGACCCGGGCGCTCCGTCCGCAACCACTCGCTGTTCTACGAACGCGACGGGTACAAGACGATCGTCCACGTCATGCAGCACGATCCGCTGGAAGTTTGCCCGCTTTGCGAGCGCGACGAGTTCAGCCGGAGACTGGCGAACGTCCGCGTGACAGCGCGGCAGGCATCATGGGCGCACTCCAAGAACGAGCTTCTCGCGGCGCTCGTGCAGATCAGCCTCGACGCCGACGGCGTGGACACGAAGGACGAGTCGTTCATCGGACCGGAGGCGTAGCCATGAAGCAGCTTGCCAAGCTCACCGCGAACGACGGCGTCGTCTGGTACATCTCCCACTACTCGGTGACAGCCATTCAGGAGCGCCCGAGCGGAGGATGCTGGCTCTACATCATGGGCGGATCTACGGCGATCTGCTTCAAGGAGTCCGCCACGGTGATCGCCGAGCGTCTCGAAATCCCCCTGGTGGATCGCTCCGCTCCGATCTACGGCGAGGCAACCGACGTTCTTGAACTGTCGGTCCGCTCGCGCACCATCCTGCGCCGGGCGCACATCAGCACGGTCGGTGAACTGACCGAGAAGAGTTACACGGACCTTCTCGTATTGCCCGGCATGGGGACGCTGTCCTTGGTCGAGATCCGCGAGGCACTCGGGCGGCACGGGCTCGCTCTGCGCGACGAGAAGGTCGTCGTTCCGCCCCGTGCGTAGCCTCTTGCGCGGGATGCGGCGGAGGTGTAACCTGCCGGAGTCCAAGGTCGATCGCGTGTTCACATCACCCCCTTTCCGAGAAACCGCCGCAGAGCGCCACCCTCACGGGTGGACACGGATCGCCTTGGACAGCATTCCGGCTGCTCGCGGCGGCTACTCGGGACTGTGCGGTGTCCGATGACGTGGCTGCGGCTTGAAGCGGCGTACTTTTCTCACCCCCAGACGCTGGCCGTCGGGTTCTGGGGGAGTCAGGTCTACCTCGCCGGGATGACCATGGCGAAGCTCCACAACTGGCGCGGATGCATCCCGAAGGGACATTTCACGCCGGAGATCATCGCCCGTCATCTCAACCTCGTAACGGTGAGTAACGGTGTCAAACACGTTGGTGACGGGCTTTCGCTCTGCGTGAAGCACGGGCTCCTCGTTGAAGACGCAACCCATTATGTCATCCCTAGTTGGCGCAAGTACCAGCCCGATCCTACCTCGAACGCTCGGCAGGAAAAGTTCCGCTCTGCGTCCAAGGTGAGGCGTGCGAAGGGAGGAGTAACGGGGCGTAACGGTGACAAACGCTATACACCGTCAGTAACGCCACGTCTTCTTCCTACGGAAGAAGGGGGAGTTCCTCCCGCCCCTTCGGGTCCGAGGGAGTCACTCCCCATCGCTTCGCCTCCGGCTTCGCTCCCTGCGTCGCGCATCGGGACGCCTCGCGACGACCTCCCCGAACTCGACGAGAACGACCCGAAGGTTCAGTTCTGGCGCAAGGCGATTGCGGATGGACGCGCGAAGCGCCCCGGCCAAGGCGGTGCGTCTTGAACCGGGACGAAGAGGCTCTCTGCCACATCCTGATCCACGCGACGCATCAGGACCGCGCTCTCGTCTTCGCCACGGTCGATCCGTCCGACTTCACGGACGCCATTGCCTCCGCCTTCGTTGCCGCCGTGCGCGACGTGTGGGACGGGCACCGACAGGTGGACGTGGGAACCCTCGTGGACTCGCTGACGAAGTCCAACCGCCTCAGTCTGTTCGGCGGCATCGAGGGGCTGTCCTCGTTCATCAGCAAGGCGGGAGTTTCCGCCGAGAACGCCGAGTTCTACGCGACACGCATCCGGGACGCGGCGATCCTGCGCCGGATGCGGGCGACCGCGCGTTCCGTGGCGGACTCACTCGACGCCGGGGTGGACAAGCCGCACGAACTCCTCGGGAACGCGATTGCGAAGCTCTCTGCGTGTCTCCGCGTCGGGCAGACGGACCACACGATCGGCGCGATGTTGTTCGAGATCTGCAACGCGATGGAACACGGCGGCATCAAGTCGCGCTACCTCGAAACCGGGCTCCCGGTCTTTGACTCCATGTTCGGCGGCATCCCGGAGGGGCTCGTCGTCGTCGGCGCTCGCCCCGGCGTCGGGAAGACCTCGCTCTGCATCCAGATTGCCCGGCACGTCGGGCGCTCCGACCCGGTCCTCCTCGTGTCCCTCGAAATGACGCGGGAGGAGGTGTGCCGAGTGCTGATCGCTCAGGAGTGCGGCGTTCAGGTCGCCGGGCTCCGCTCCGGGTTCGTGACGAAGGAAGTTGAGGACAAGGTCGTCAAGGCTTCGATGCACCTGAGTCAGATGCCGTCGTTCCACGTCATCGAGCCCGTGTCGGCCAGCGTGTCCGCGATCCGCGCTATCGCGCTTCACCACAAGCACGCGCACGGGTTGAAGCTCCTCGTCGTGGACTACCTGCAACGGGTCAAGGGCGAGCCGGGAGCCCGGTACGGGAACCGCGAACAGGAAGTGGCGCACGTCTCGACGGCGCTGTCCGAACTCGCGAAGGAACTCGGTTGCCCGGTTCTCGCGCCCTGCGCGATCAACCGCGAGATGACGCGGTCATCGAGGAAGCCGTCCGCGTCCGACCTTCGCGAGTCCGGCAACATCGAGTCCGACGCGCACATGGTCGTGATGATCCATCGTCCCGACGTGACGGACACGACGGCTTCCGACGCGAACAGCGACACGACGCCGGAGGGCTCTCAACTGATCGTCGTGAAGCATCGCGGCGGTCCCCTCGGCGTCGTGCCGTTCACGTTCGAAGGTCCGGCGCAGCGGTTCCACGAAGAACGCGACAGGTTCACGGCATGAGCGGCGAAGACACGCGGGCATGGGTTCTCCGTCGCGGGCTGACGCTCACGGCGTCGGAATTTGGCGTCTCGGCGGCGGAGCTACTCGCAATCCTCGCGACGGGTCCAACCTCGCTCGACACGTTCCCGGAGTACCCCGTCGCAACGGAGTACGTCCCGCTTACGGGGTCGCAGATGAACGCCTTGCAGGTCGCGCTCGCCCGCGCCGACGACTCGCACGTCGTTCGCGCCCCGGCGCTCGACCTCGCGGACCTACATGACAACGTCTCCGCTTCCACGGCGGCGCAACCTGTGGCTCCGGGAACTAGGATGCGCCCCGAGGCGCGACCGTTTTACGCGGCGGAACTGCTCCGGCGGTTCCCGGAAGGCGTCGTCGGCGGCGCGACCGTGTGGGCATACGCGCCGGAGGCGTGCGAGATGGTTCCGCGCATCGTGGTCGCGGACGGGAGGTACGGGACATGATCGACGTTTCACAACTCCGCAGGCTGAACCGCGAGCGTGTGCGTCGCGGGCTGCGGGAACTGTCTCGGGCGGACGTGATCCAGCGAAATGCGTGGCTGGCGCTCTACCGGGACGGGGACAAGGAGACACGCCGCCGGGCGCTCGCCGCGCTTGACGGCATGAACGGGAGGGGAACATGACGCCCGAGGAACTCGCGGAGGTCGAGGAGCGGATGAACCGCGTCTACACCGAGGAGATCCGGCAGGACGGGCTCGCCCTCGTCGCGGAGGTGCGGAGGCTGAGGGATGAGAACGAGCGGCTCACCCGCGACTTCATCACCTACCGGAACGCCCTCGCCGTGAAGCTCGACATGATGGACGCACCCGAGGGGGCTCCGAACGAGGCGGGCGAGACGGAGTGGTCCCGGCTTGGGCTTGTCGGTCAGGAGTTGCTCCGACTCAACGGCGATGTCTGCAAGTGGCGCGAGGCGTGGAACGCCATGAACGCCGCCGCCGATCGGTTCTGCGCGGACTGGAAGAAGGCGGAAGCCGAAGTCGCCCGCCTCCGCGAAGCCCTCGACGCCGCCCAGCGGATCGTCAAGCGCAAGGCGGACCGCGAGGCGGGGAGGGAGGAGACGTGAGCGAAGCGGACGAGTTCTGGCAGGACAACGTGCCGCAGTCCTGCGAGTGTCAGGACGGCTGGATCATGGGCTACGGCTACTTCCCCGGTGGCGATCCGCGCAACTACTCTCCCGACGGGGAGTGCTGCTCCCCCGAGGAGATCGCGGCGTGGAAGGCGGCGTGCAACCGCTGGAACCTCGGGGAGAAGACCGACGAGGGTCGGTCCGGGACGGTGGTCGAGATCAACGGCGTCCCCGGCTTCGCCTGTGGGCACCGCTTCGGCATCGGGACTTACCGCATCCCGTGTTTCGAGGATGGGTGCGCGTGGAAGCGCGGCGAGACGGGAGGCGAGACATGAGCGAAGCCGACATCCCAGCCCTCCGCGCCAACTGGGAACGCCTCCTCGCCCGCTTCGGGAGCCTCCCCTGCCGCCGCGCCGCCCCCGCCGAACTCACCCTCGCGACCCCCGCCGAGGCGTGGCCGGAGGACGTGAACTGGGAGAGGGTGCGGGATGCGACGGTGGACCTGAACTGGAAGCGGAAGGGGCGGAAGCCCCGGAGGAGACGTGATGTTTGACCAGAGAGACGGGCAGTCTCCGCCAAGGCGAGAACCGGGACCGGATGCCCTGAAAACCGCCGGAAACGGGCCTATTTCCGACGATCGCCCCTCGGGAGGGTACGGAGATGGGTCCGCACCACCGAACCCCGGCTCCCGCGCCGCCGTGGACGCCGGGTGTTGGTGCCCGGTCCTCGACAACGGGCACGGACGGGGCTTCCGGGGCGTGCCGGGGCAGTTCGTGTTCACGATGGGGTGCCCGGTGCATTGCCCGGAGCCGAAGCCGTGACGCGCCCGGACGCCGAGGTCATCGCCGCATGGACCGAACGCGCCGCCGTCCGCGAGTTCGAAGCCCGGATGCCCCGCTCGCAGGCGGAGGAGGCGGCTGCGTCCGAGTTCGTCGGGTGCGAAGCCGTCGTCGTGGCGATCCACCGGGCGAAGCTCGCGGCGGCGCGGGACGCGAAGCAGGGAGGGCTGTTCGGATGAAGGCGGCGATTGACGGTGTGGGGCACGACTTGATCCGCATCGCGTTCGAGGCTCGGGCGCTCAAGGTCGGGAGCTACGATCAGCATTCCGTAGTCTGCCCATCCTGCGGAGCCGATGACGCCTGCCTTGGGGTCGCAAGGTGGCGCAGATGCACCATCGCCGCGATCACATGCGCTTGCCCAGCCGGACGCCGCGCTACCGTTGACGCCCCCGGCGCGGTAGGATCGGAGCCATGAGCCCGATGGCGCTCGTCTCCGAAGGCAGTTACGGCAAAGCCCTTGCGTCCGCGCGCGCGGGCACGAGGCTGTCCAGCTTCGACGCGCTTAGGCTCACGGAGTGGCGCAAGCTGCGAGCCTCCGGAGCCGCTCCGCTCGCGGCTTTCGTGACCGTGGCGACGCACCCGGACTACGGTTACAAGGCGCATCGCGGAGCCGCGTCGCTCGCCCCGGCGAAGGCGCTCGACATGTTCCGTCGGTTCTGCGAGCGGTGCGCCCTCCCGGAGTGGGAGCGGGCTCGCGCGGAGGCGGCGCTGTCTCTCGCGGAGACGGTGACCGACGCGGCAACGACCGTGAGCCAGTTCGTGAAGGTCCGCACGTTCGAGACGCCGATGCACGCGGACGCGGCTCGCGTGGCGCTGGCGTCGTCGAAGGTGGCGCTTGAGGCGGCGGGCATCCTCGGCGGCAAGGGCTCGACGACGGTCAACGTCGCCGCCATCGCGCAGGCGACATCCGGCCCGAGCGCGCACGACCTCGCGGCGACGATAGCGAGCGACCCGGAGGCGTCGCGGCTGTACCGGGAACTGCTGGACCGCATGGAGGCGGCGGCGGCGAAGCGGGCGGACGCATAGCGGGTTCAGCTACTCGCCTTCGGCTCGACACCCTCCGTAGGTTCCCTCATAGCGCGGCTGCCGGATCGTCAGCAAGTTTTCGCCGGGGGGCAGGCTCCCGATTTCATCCGCGCCGCCTCCGAAAATAAATCTCCGGAACCCCCTTGCATCCGCGTCCCGATATCGTATCCTTTGGGCATGACGAACACGACGACGGCCACGCGGAAGACGACGACCAGCAACGCGGCGATGAAGCGCGGGCGTTTCGCTTCCTGGCAGACGAACAAGCGGATGGTCGCTTGGATCGTCGCCCGGCTTACCGAGGGCCGCTCGGTCTACGTCACGACGATGACGCGCTCGACGAAGTACACGGCGAAGCACGCGGGGTGGTTCCGCGCGACCGCGAACGGCGCTTGGGTGCGTCACGGCAAGGGTGAGGTTTGCATCTCGCTCGCGCACATCAGCGCGGCGTGATTGCTCCCCGTCACTTCGGCGGGGGCGGAGGAAGGCGGCGGGAGCCGCGAGGAGAGAGAACGATGGCGAAGATGACACGGGAGCGGGCGCGAGCGTGGATCGTCGGCGGACTCCGGGACGCGATGCCCGGCGCTGGACCGATGGAGCCGATCGTCTTCAACCCGCACGGGCTGGCGACGGACGACGACGAGACGACGTGGGCGGACGTGTTCTCGGCGGCGGACTTGCCGGGCTGGGACCGCAAGGCGGTCTGCGATGCGGATTACGCCGACGCGCTGGGATGGGACGACTCCCGGAAGGCGGGTGCCCGATGACCGCCCCCCTGTCGAAGATCGGCGCGTGCTGCGCCTCCCGGATCACCATCCGCGACCCCTGGACCGGGGACGAGCGGTGCGAGTTCTGCGGGCTCCCGGTGCCGCTCCCGAACGTCGCCGGCGCCGCGCTGCACGGCGAGGAGAGCCCGCTTGCCGTGGTCGAGGGCGGGCAGGGGCGGGAGCCGGAGGACGTGGTGGACGACGGGGACGGGGTCGTCCGGCTCCTGATCGTCGCGGGGCTCCTGTTCGCCATCGTCGCCGTGGGCGTTTGGGCGGCGGGGGGTGGACGGTGACCGACGGCGGCAAGAAGTGGTACACGTTCCCCGCTGGGTGCGAACACGACGCCCGGCAGGTCGCCTGCGATCATCGCGGCGCGAACCCGGTCACGCTCAGCACGGGCAGCGTTCGCCCGCGCGTCGAGTGGCGATGGTACTGCGAGGACTGCAGGGCTCTCGGACCCGTCATCCCTCCTCCCAAGTTCGGCAGGGTCGGACCTGTGCGCCCGGTGTCGTCATGAAGTGCCCCCAATGCGGACACGACCCGGAGCCGCTCCGCCGCGCCCGCGCCCGTCACGAGGAGAAGAACCGCGAGGCCCGGAACCGGGCGAGGCGGGAGGCCCGGGCGCGGAAGAAGTCGCGTACATGGGAAAACCCCCCGCCCGCGTAGGCTCCCCGCGCGAACGGCACGAACGCCCGGGCTCCGGCTCGGGCGCTTTCGTTGGCGGGGGCGTCGGGTAGACTTCCGGGCGTGCAGTTCCCGCCCGCTCACCTTGCCGACCCGGCCCGCTTCGCTGAGAAGCTGTCTCGCGGCACGTTCATCCGCTACCCCCACATCCGGTTTCTATCCAACCGGATCGCGGACGCCTACTCGCGCCGGGGCGTGCGGCTCCTTGTCTCCATGCCATTTCAATGCGGTAAGTCCCTCCTATTCGCGCAATGGATGGCGGCGTGGATGCTCGAACTAGACCCGACGCGGCGCATCCTCGTGGTCAGCTACTCCGCGTCCCTCGCCGCTCGATCCGTCCGCGCGAACCGCGACCTCTTCGCGAGCGAGGAGAACGGGCTACGGACGAAGCTCGGGAAGCGAACAGAAGACCTATTCGAAACGACCGCTGGCGGCTACTGCATGGCGGCGGGCATCACCGGCACGATCAACGGCTGGGGATACACGGACATCATCATCGACGACCTTTACATGAACGCGGACGAGGCTTTCAGCGCGTCGCATCGGCAGAAGGTGAAGGAGGCGTTCTACGCCGTTCTTGTTGGGCGTCTCGCGAAGCGTGGCAACATCTGGGGCATCAACACTCGCTGGCACGATGACGACCTGTTCGGAGAGTTCATCCGGGGCGGTGGATGGGACTCCATCGTCCTCCCCGCGTTTGCCCGCGAGGACGACCCGATGGGACGCGCCCCGGGCGAGGTTCTTTGCGAGGACTTGCACCCCGCCGCCGAGTGGATCAGTTGGCGCGACGGTCCGAACGGCGACGGGCAGAACGCAATGCTTCCCGCCATCTGGGCGGCTGCATACGACGCGAAGCCGCTGCGCGAGGGGTCCGGGTTGTTCAACCGATCCTGGGTCCAGACGATCGACGTTCCTCCCGCCCTGCACTCTGCCAGGGTGCGCTATTGGGATCTCGCGGCGTCAAAGACGCGCCCCGGACGGCTCAAGTCCATGGACCGGGACTACGCCGTGGGCACGCTCGGGATGCGGACGCGCGAGGAGCGGTACGTCGTTGAACACGTCGAGCGCCTCCGGGGCACCGCTCAGGACGTGGACGACGCGATCATCCGATGCGCGACGATGGACGGGCGGGGCGTGCCGATCGTCGTGGAGAAGGAGCCGGGATCGAACGGCGAGATGTACGCGAGCTACCTCACGCGCCGCCTCGCCGGATGGTCGGTCACGTTCAAGCCGTCCACGGGCGCGAAGGAGACGCGCTTCCGCCCGTTCGCCGCCCAATGCCAAGCCGGGAACGTGTCGATCGTACGCGCCGCGTGGAACGGTCCGTGGTTCGACGAACTGGAGGTTGCGTTCGCGGGCGGCGCTCACGACGACCAAGCCGACTCCTCCTCCGGCGCGTTCGCGGAACTGTGCCAAGGGACGCGGTGGCCGTGGCTTACGCCCGGCTCCCGTGGTATCGTGTCGGGCGCGGAGCCGAGAGACGCTCCGCCGCCGCGTGACCGGGACGAACCCGA